AGCTTTAGGCTTGCCTGGATCAAATTCAGATTGAATTTCAACCTTGCCTATAGTGCTCTTAAACTTAGAAAGTAACTTTATGTTTTTGTTGCTTGTCTCTAAATCATCATAAAAACCATCATATTCTTCGCTCACAAAAGTTTCATATTTTTTAATCATAAGAATACTATATCTAATCGGTTATTAGTAAAATAGTTATCTAAATTTTGTAAACAACCAATTTTGTTCTTGTATTCATATTTAACTAAGTCGTTAAGATCCTTTACCTTTCTTGGGCTAATACTATAATCTGTACAAAACTTACCCCACATAAATACAGTTTGGTTGTTCTTAAGCTTTTCTATCATTTTAGATTTACCTTCAGCGTCATTATCAAAAAAGTATCTTACTGTTGGTATTTGATTAAACTCTAAAATTTGTTTTTTAACTCCAGTTAAGCCAATAGAATTTCTCATAAACATTGCATCTATTGGACCTTCAAATACAGTAAACTCTCTGCTCATATCAACCTGAAGAATTCCAAACAACATTGATATTTTATTTATTGAGTCCAATTCTTCTTCAGATACAGTAAGATCTAAATTAAGACGATCATATATCCTTTCAATATTCCATGTCTTATACTTAGGGCCGTAATTACCTTCAAGCTGTCTAACTTGAAATCCTATAATTTTACCAGAAGGTGTTAAGTTAAAAACGTAAAGTTCTTTTCTACGAGGATCGTATGCAAATCTATCAGTCTTATGATGTAATAATCTACTCTTAAGATAAGGATAAGCTCTATACGTTAAAGAATTAATTGGGTATATGTTAAACCCTAAACTTAACTCATCAAATGATAATGCTAATTCTTCTATCTTATCAAATAGATAAAAGTTTAAACTTTCACCTAATGAAAAGTTTTTATGATTTTCTTTAATGTAATTTATTACATCAATTTGATCTTGTCCTTCTAAACTTTGGTTAAAGTCCTTAAGAAAGTTATCTAGTGAAGTGTGATGGCTACAGTTATAACAATGATAATATAAATCATTCCAATAAACGTTACCTCGCTTTTTTCTTGGGTTATCAGAAGAATCACCACAATAAGGGCATGCAAAATTTAGTCTCCCTTTACTTTCAAGATGTCTCTTTTTTTCAGGGTGAGAATGATTAAGAGAGAGAACCCGTGTTACCTTATCAATAATACGGGCTCTCATCTCAGAAGTTATTTTAACTTCCTCAGTCATAATCTTATAGATCTAAACCGTTAATGAAATCATCTAGGTTATCATCACCACCTGATTGGCCTTCACTTGAATTGTAATCAGAAGGTGTATCAGCAGTTACAGATTCAGCAGCAGATACAACCTTTTCTTTAGTAGCCGATGGCTTTTGTTGAGTGATGGTTTGAATAGAAGAACCAGGCGAACTGTATTGTGATAATACATTCATAACCTTGCCTCGCTGTTCATCATTCCATGCTTGGTAATCAAAGTTGTTTAAATCCGGTGCATCCTTAAGGTATTCAAGAATAGCTTTACGTGATTCATCACTGTCAGTTACAGGTTCTCCGTTAAGAACCATAGGCGAACGTGTTCCTTGAAATTTGCATGAATCATAATTAGGGTATCCACCTTTTTTGGAAATAACCAATTCAAAGTTTTTACCTTCAAACGGATCAAAGACCTGAGTTGGTTCATCAAATTGAGGATTAAGTTCTTCATCAATTTTGGTCTTAATTTTATAACCAAATTTGTAAACTTTAACTTGTCCTTCAAGGTCTCTATTCTGAGGATCCTTTACAACTTGTACTAATGCGTAATAAACTTCTCTACGCTTTAAACCTTCAGATGCTTTTTTGTCTACAGCCGATTCACTATTACGAAGTTTAAAGAACATATCCTGTACAGGACATTTGTCTCCAACCGTAGATGGTGAGTCTACGTAGAAGCCGTTACCTTCACGGTCTTCCAACCAGTAAACATACTTACGAATAAAAGGTTTGCGTGGATTTTTTAGATTAGGTAAAAATCTAACCAAAGAGCGGTAAACACCGTCTTGTCCTTGATCTGGTTTAGGCGTGTATAAATCACTTCCGCCTTTTGCTTGTTGTTCTCCAGTGTCTAAGTCATTGACCCCTACACTGAAAATGTCGAATTCGTTTGCCATTTTATGTGCCTTTTTTTAATTAATAATGTAGCATTAGTTAGCATTGCCATCTGGTGTGCCCGGGAATTGCCATTTAACGTTGCCTTCTTTATGCCATTTACAAAAGTACTAATTTGTTTAATACCTTTGTTATTTATATATTTAATTATGTACTTAGTTTCACTATTTTAGAAAAACTTTTTTCTCTATTCCACTCTCCAATTAGCTGGTATAATTGATGTAACATCATTTTCCCTAATGCTAAATATAGTCTCTCCGTTTACATCAAATTCAACTCCAGCCATATCTGAAAAAGTTACCCTTACACCTTCAGCATAGTCAGTATCTTTAACGTCAGGTCCTACTGAAATGATAACACCGCTATAAGGAGGTGCATACATCCCTTCAGTTTTAATAAGTTGAATGTTACCCTTTGCAGTAATAGCCCTATCTTTTTTAAGAAGTATTCTATTATTTACTGCCTTTATTAATTTTTTTTTCTTTTTATCTGAAACAGAATTCATAAACTACAATATAAAATTTATCTGAAGAGTTGAGAAAACTATAGTATTGCTAGTACTACAGGATTGATAAGGTTTTAAGTATTCAAGCATTCTATGTTTTAATCTGATTTTCATATTTCAAGATTGTTTGTACAAGAAAATAACTATCTACAATATCATCTATCGGTTTAGGGATCTTTTCTGAATAATCTTTATCTTTACACCATTGCCACAGTGTAGTACTCCTTAACTTATCATCATTAAATACATCGTCTTGGAATGCCTTAACCATATAGTGCTTATTGGCATTTCCCTTACCTGCTGTTTTCTTTACATGAGATGGTTGAAACACATATATTGATTTTGCTCCAAACTTTTCAGATAGCCTATATCTTAAGAAAGAATTATACTGAACCATATCAATAAATGAATTACCTTTTGATCCGTATGAAAATCCTTCTAGTGATATCTTAATAGTTTCATTAGGATATAAGCTATCTATAAAATTAACTATTTGATTTGCAATTGAATTTGCATCAATAATTTTTTGTCTTTCTCTTGTTAAAAAATCTTTACTTGAAACTATTCGGTTGTATGTACTAACAATTAATGCATTTTTCTCTAGCAGTTCTTCATGAGTTTTAAATGCTTTAAGTGTTGGCTTAGCTGGATCCCTGCCGCTGTCATTATAGAAAGATAAGAATGTATATTCCCCATCATTATCTTTAATACAAACACCTGGACTATTTAAGGAAAAATCAATTCCTATGTAAATCATATAAAGTAAATTTAAAAGGTTATAGCTTTTTACCTAAAGCAGCACCTAAAGCAGCACCTACTAACCTACTAGTTAACATATCGTAAAGTACTCCCTTTTGAATACCTAATACACTTGCAATCGTTTTGCCAACTGTTTTTCCTAATGCAAATCCAGTTAGCCCACCAAAGATGGAACCTAATATACCTTCATTAGCCATCTCTTCCATTAATACTTCAAGATCTTTTCCCTTTGAGTATTCTTCCATGAAACCTTTAACGGCTGCATCAATCTTAGCTTCATTTTCTTTGGATAACTCATGAGATTCATTAAGAAGATTTAAAATTTCAGTTGCATCATTATGATTTTCTGTTAAGTATTCTTTAAATGTTTTCATTAGTATCTCTATTTGTTTATATATCGGTTAGACTAAGTTAACCACAATGTCTAGGATATTGTAACTAAACTCTAAATCAAATGTTTGGAATTCAATCGTATTACTTGAAAAATTTAATTCAAGAGAACTTACACTTGTTAAAATCATTTGTTGCATTTTAGCCGTAACGTAAGTATTTCCTTCGGCATCAATCATTTGTATACCTACACCTTCTGGTAAGAACGGTTCTTTTCCACTACGATTATAGTAATACTCAAATAGCTCAATAGCCATCCAATAATTAACGTAACCATCTAAAGCTTTAACCGTTACTGTCATTGATTTTTCAAACAGCTCTTGTTTAGGAAAGCTTGTTCTAAATCTTCTAGTGTTTCCTGGAAAGTCATTTTGGGATACAGGATCAAAGCTAGGTCCTGGTAATGATAAAGATTGTATGCTATAGTTAAATAGATCAATAGGTTCTTTAATCATACTACCAGGCATACGATTAATATAAGGTCTATACCTATCCGCAATTTCTGCAGGTATAAACTTACGCGGAAAGTTAAACTTAAATTGACTATTCCTTGCAGTAATAAACATTATATTGAGTATTTTTGATTAACCTTAGCAAGAGATTCATAATTAGGTTTTACTTTAGAAGTACCTGATAGTTTTCCTTGTCTACCTATTACTTGTGCTGCGTTTTCTTTGGCTTGTTGAGCCTGGGCTTGTATACCTTTCGCAGTTTTTTGTAATTTTATTAATTTAGAGCTTTCAGCATTTTTTGTTAACTCTGTTATTTCGTTAGTAAGCTCTTCATTACTAGCATTTAATGAATCTATTACAACGCTCTGTTCATTAACAGTTTGATTAAGAGAATCTACTTGAGTCTGTAAGTCTGCATTTTGCTGTTGTAGTTTACTAAGTTCAATAGAATACTCTTCAGCAATTGCATCCATTTGACTTGTTAAGCTTTTCTTAGCTTCATCTGTTAACTTAGAAAAAGTACCAGTGTATACAACACTTTCATCAGATTCTGTACCATCTTGCGAAACCATTGCAGTTGATATGTAAAAGTTTTTATTGTCTAACGACAGTATCTTTTTACCGTTTTCTTTTGATATCCTAAATAGAACTTGTCCTGATGACATGTCAATATCTTCTACGTTAGTGTAATTAGGAATCTTTATTTCATCATTATTACCAATAAATGAAATAAATATTGTTCCTACATTAGACAAGTCAATAGGGGTATTTTCTCCATCCGTTTCATCATATAGTGTAAATAAAAAGTAATCATCAAATGGAGAAATTCTAATATTACCATCACCTTGTGGTAAAATCTCTTCATTAACCGAAAGGTTCTTAAACTTTTTATAGTACTGAACTTGTCTTTCTTTTACCGTTATCTTAGTATCAATTTGAGCCATTATCTTCTATGTTTTGTATTTTAACTGGAGATATTGCAGCTTTAACGTTTAGCTTATCTCTAAAGCTTGTAACATACCTAGTCTGTACTACAAGCTGTTCTGTTAATCTATCGGATGTATTAGCTGATGAATTTCCTAATGAATTTCCATTAACTATAGTTATGTTATTACCATCATTGCTTTCTATCTTATTATAGACTTTAGCAACTGTTGGAACTGTACCTAAATTAATCTTCATTAGTCTTCGTCCATACTTTTTAGTATCAAATGATACCAGCCTAGCCTTCT